CAATCATTTAATTAGGTCAGCATTGCTGTCCAAAAACAAGAACCCTAGGTATGCCTATATAGCACCCACCTTCAAACAGGCAAAGTCTATAGCTTGGGATTATATGAAACAGTTTACAGCAAAGATACCTTATACAAAATTTAACGAAACAGAGTTGCGTGTGGATTTGCCGAATGGCAGCAGAATAACATTACTAGGTTCAGAGAACTCAGATGGCTTAAGAGGTATATACCTTGATGGTTGTGTAATTGATGAATATGCAAATGTAAACGAAAGATTGTTTCCAGAAATAATTAGACCTGCTTTATCTGACAGAAAAGGATATTGCGTATTTATAGGTACACCTCAAGGCATGAACAATAACTTCTATGAATTATATCAACATGCACAAGGAGCTGATGATTGGTTCAACTACAAAGCAAAAGCAAGTGATACCAATATTGTAGATGATGAAGAGCTAGTCAAGGCAAAAGAAGTAATGGGTGAAAAAAAATACCAGCAAGAGTTTGAATGTGATTGGATTGCAAATATAGAAGGTGCAGTATATTCAGATGTATTGGCAAAGATGGAAGATAAAAAGCAACTAACAAGAGTGCCATACGATCCTAGTTTACCAGTATCAACAGCATGGGATTTAGGTGTATCAGATCATAGCAGTATTATATTTTATCAGCAGCTAGGAAGAAGTATTAATATTATTGATTACCATGAAGAACGAGGTCAAGGATTACCACATTATGTGCAAATTATAAAAGATAAAGATTATGTTTACAAAGATCATTTTGCACCACACGACATAGAAGTTACAGATTTTAGTAATGGCAAGACCAGGAGAGAAGTCGCCTATCAATTAGGAATTAGGTTTAAGGTCGTACCAAAAATACCATTAGAAGATGGTATACACGCAACCACAATGACCTTGCCTAGATGTTGGATTGATACTGACCATTGCAAAAAGCTAATAGATGCGTTAAGACATTACCACAGGAAATATATTGATAAGAATAGAATGTTTAGATCAAAACCTGTACATGATTGGAGTTCACACGCTTGTGATGCTATGCGTTACTTGTCTGTCGGACTACAAGAAATTAATACTAGACAATCAGCTCCACAAAGTGTAGCAGATAATGAATACAGGATTATATAATTATGGGATCACTTTTTAGACCAAAAATGCCACCGCTACCACCAGTTCAACCTTTGCCAGAACCGCCTAAAGCAGAATTATCACAAGAAGAAAAAGACAAAATTGCAATGGAACAAAGAGAGATTGAAAGAAAACGAAAAGGCAGAAGGTCTACAATTCTTACTGGACCATTAGGTGTAGAAGAAGAAGCTGAAACAGAAAAGAAAACTTTATTAGGATCATAATGTTAGAAAGAATAAAAAAAATTTTTAAAAGAAAGCCAAAAGCAAAAGCAAAACCTAAAAAGGTAGAAGAAGTTTTAGTATTATCTGAAGATAAAACTTTTGAAAACGAAGTTAAGAAACCAGAAGTAAAAGAAATTAAAGAAACTGTTTCTGAAACAAAAGCAGAAACTAAATCATCATTAACGTTTGGAGAATAGTATGGGAGGAGTATTTAGACCAAAACCACCAGCACCGCCACCACCTCCTGCACCAGCTCCTGTTACGCCAACAGCACCTGAAGTTTCACAAGCTACAGCAACAGATATGAGTAGTTATGATGCAAGAAAAGATAAAGCTAGAGGTAGATCAACTACAATATTAACAGGACCTAAAGGTGTTCAAGATGAAACTGTAACACTAGGTCGTACAAGTTTATTAGGTAAGTAATGGCAAAAACAGATTTAACAAAAGAACTATTATCAAGGTTTGATAGACTTGAAGGTCAAAGGCAAAATTGGGAAACGCATTGGCAAGAAGTTGCAGATTTTATGCAACCAAGAAAAGCAGATGTAACCAAAAGAAGATCAAGAGGTGATAAGCGAATGGAAAGAATCTTTGATTCTTCTCCAATACAAGCAGTAGAACTTTTAGCTGCATCACTACATGGTATGCTAACTAATCCATCTACACCTTGGTTTACTTTAAGATTTAAAGATCAAGACATTGATAATGATGATGAAGCTAAACTTTGGTTAGAGTCATCTACAGATGCAATGTACACAGCTTTTAATAGATCAAACTTTCAACAAGAGATATTTGAATTGTATCATGATCTTATCACATTCGGTACAGCAGCAATGTTTATTGAAGAAGATGATGATGACATAGTAAAATTTTCAACAAGACATATTAATGAAATATTTATTGCAGAAAATGATAAAGGTAGAATAGACACAATTTACAGAAAATTTAAAATATCAGCAAGAGCTGCAATACAAAAATTTGGCGAGGTAGTATCTTCTGATGTGCAAACAAAAGCAAAAAAAGATCCTTACGAAGAAATAGAAATACTACACGCAGTTTATCCAAGAGCAGATTTTAATCCTAACAAAAAAGATAAAGGCAACATGCCATTTGAATCTGTATACCTAGAACATAAAAATGGTAATGAGTTATCTGTTGGTGGATTTAGAGAGTTTCCATTTGTTGTACCAAGATACTTAAAAGCATCAAATGAAATCTATGGAAGATCACCTGCAATGACAGCACTACCAGATGTCAAGATGCTAAATGAAATGTCAAAGACAACTATCAAAGCTGCACAGAAACAAGTAGACCCACCACTATTAGTTCCTGATGATGGATTCTTATTACCAGTTAGAACTGTACCAGGTGGTTTAAATTTTTACAGATCAGGTACAAGAGATAGAATTGAACCACTAAACATAGGTGCAAATAATCCACTAGGTTTAAACATGGAACAACAAAGAAGAGAAAGTATTAGAGCTGTGTTTTATGTAAATCAGTTGATGATGCAACAAGGACCACAAATGACAGCAACAGAAGTCATACAAAGAAACGAAGAGAAGATGAGATTACTTGGTCCTGTACTTGGTAGACTACAATCAGAATTATTAAAACCATTAATTGATAGAGTGTTTGCTGTATTACTTCGTAACAATATGTTACCACCAGCACCAGAGTTTTTATCAGGTAGAGATGTAGAAATAGAATATGTATCTCCACTTGCTAAAGCACAAAAATCTACAGAGCTACAATCTATTATGAGAGCAGTAGAGATACTAGGTTCACTTGCAAATGTTGCACCAGTATTTGATTATGTAAACTTTGATAACCTTGTCAAACACTTGGCAGACATTGTGGGTGTACCACAAAAAATATTAAAATCACAAAGTCAAGTTAATGCGGAAAGACAACAAGCACAAGCACAACAACAAGAAATGCAACAGATGCAACAACTGCAACAAGTTGCTAAAGCAGGAGGAGATATAGCACCACTAGCAAAAGCATTGCCTGAAGAGGCAAGAGCTGTAGCAAATGCAGAAGTGGAATAGTATGTCAGAAACAAAACAACTAGAAAAAT